GTTGCAGATGGCCGTGGAAACCGGACAGCCCGCTTTTTTTCTCAGGAGAGGCACGATGTTTAATGGCAATACCGTGGATTACCGGGACGCCCCGCTGACCAATGACGGCTTTTGGCCGGATTTGAATTTGCGGGAATTTCAGGTTAACCGCAAGCTGCCTGCTGATCTGGATAACGACATGCTGGCCAATGCGCTGCTGGCAACGGTGGCCGAAATCAACCTTGACCTGCAACGCCTGAAATCGCGCTTGCAGGCCAAGGGCTACCGGACAGCGGCCAACGTGCCGGGCATTACCATTAATGGCAGCACCGCGTTGGTCAGCCAGTATAAAAAAGCGGTTTATGCGCGGGCAAAGGCCGATTTACTGGGGGAATATACGTCACTGGTCAGCCGTGCCCCCAATCCGGGACAGGAAAGCCCGGAAGTGCGCAATCGGCTGCTGGCCGAAGCCTCAATGGTGCTGCGCAATATGAAAGGACATGGACGCACAACGGTACGTTCAATATGAGCCAATTACAGCAATTAACCACCTTTTTGCGGGAAAACCTGCCGGAAAGGATTTGTGAGACGGAATTTACCAGCGAAATGGATGAAATCCGCTTTATTCCGGCGCAACGGGATCTCGGGCTGGGGCAATACCAGATGTTTGTCCAGCAATATGAAGCGGTGATTGCGTGGGGGCGTTTCCCCTATCGGGAGTGTGATCCGCGCAATATTCCGCTGTTGATTGATATCTGGCTGACTGAGCAGGGGGATAGCCTCAGTAATGCCAATGTTGAGCAGGAACGGCCGACCTTAACGGTGGAAGTGGATGGCGAGACGGCGGTTGTCGTGGTGTCGCTGTCATTGGCGGAACCTGTGGTGATACGGGAAGACCCCAAGGGCATGATCCCGTTTGACGGCAAGCGCTGGTCACTGGCTGAGGCTGAGGTGTGGTTTGCGGAACAAGGCGCGGTGCACAGTGTGGACGAAACCGGGGCAGCAATTGGGAACAGGGCATGATCCACGGCCAGTTAAACCGCAACCAGCTTAAGGAAATGCAGGACGCCTTAAGCCGTTTTGACCTGCCGCCGCAAAAACGGCAACGCTTGTTATGGCGCATGGCGAAATATGGACTGATTGATTCTGCGAAACGTCATATACGCAATCAACAATCACCGGACGGCGAAAGCTGGCCTGCCAGAAAAAGCCCGCGCCGCCAGAAGATGCTCAGGAATATGCCGAAACTTTTGCATATTCGGGAAATGCCGGAAATTGACGCTGTGCGCATTTATCTGCAAGGCGGGCATTACCGGAACGGCAAGCAGCCAGTGCCAGCGGGGGTTGTAGGCTATGCCCAGCAAAATGGGATGCGTTTTCAAATTACCCGGCAACAGGTGAAAAAAAACGTTGACCGTGAGCGGATGGCGACGATCAAGCAGGCAAAGAAACTGCGCACCTTAGGTTATAAAGTTAAAAAAGGTAAACGTTGGCGCAAACCTGCGATCAAGGAAATTACCGCCAATATGAAATTCATTCAGGCCGGAACCCTGATCCGCGTATTGAGCGGTGAAGAAACTAAAAGCAAATGGGAAATTACCATTCCTTCCCGTGCGTTCTTAGGCATGAACGAAGAAGAATTCAGCAAAGCGCTGGCGCGCCAGTTGCAAGGCATTGGATACGGCGCTTAGCGCCTGATAAGGGATTAGATTATGTGGCCACATGTTCAGGTTAACCAGGTTAACCAACTGCAAGGCGAAACCAAGGAAATAGAACGGGTCTTGCTGTTCTTAGGGGCAGGCAAGACCAACGTGGGCAAGACCATTGCCGTCAATACCCAGACCGACTTTGACGCCGTGCTGGGCACGGCACAAACCGCGCTGAAACGTCATGTACTGGCGGCAATGGCCAACGCCGGGCAAAACTGGTCGGGTTATGTGCATATCCTGCCCGAAGCGGCGGACGGGCTGGCTTTTGTCGAGGCGGTGACGGCGGCGCAACCCGTCGCCAGTGTTGAGGGCTATGTGCTGACCCTCGGTGCCAGTAAAGACATTATCAAGGCTGCCCAGACCCTGCGCGCCAATACGATTGCTAAATTTGGCCGTTGGCAGTGGGCAATTCTGGCCGTGGATGCGCCGCAGTCCAAGGAGGCGTGGGCGGATTACGTCACCCGCTTGGCCGAACTGCAAAAGGGCGAGGCCGTGGCATCAGTGCAACTGGTGCCGTGTCTGTGGGGCAATGAGGCGGGCGTACTGGCCGGGCGGTTGTGTAATCGTGCCGTCACCGTGGCCGACAGCCCGGCGCGGGTGCAGACAGGTGCCCTGATGGATTTGGGCAGGGCTGATTTTCCGCTGGATGGCACAGGCAAAACCATTGATTTAGCGACCCTGCAAGCACTGGAAAAACTGCGTTTCAGTGTACCGATGTGGTACCCCGATTATGACGGCATGTACTGGTCGGATGGCCGCACGCTGGATGTGGAAGGGGGCGACTACCAGAGCATCGAAAATTTGCGCATTGTCGATAAGGTCGCGCGGCGTGTGCGTTTGCAGGCGATTGCCAAAATTGCCGATCGCAGCCTGAACAGCACACCGGGCAGCATCGCCACGCATCAGGCTTACTTTGCCCGTACCTTGCGTGAGATGTCGCGCAGTAGCGAGATTAACGGCGTGACCTTTCCGGGCGAAGTGAAATCGCCGAAAGACGGCGACGTCGTGATCACATGGCGCAATAAAAACACGGTGGAAATTTATATCACGATCCGCACTTACGAATGCCCGAAAGGCATATCAGTCAGTCTGTTGCTGGACAGCCAACTGGAGAAAACCGCATGAGCCAGCGTATTTCAGGGCAGTCGATTGATTTTAATATGGACGGGGATCTGGTTCATGCCGAAAAGGTCAACCTGTCCATTACCGACAACACCGCCGCCGCGCAAACGCAGGGCGTGCCGGATGGTTATATCGCCGGGGATGTGGCCGCTGAGGGGGAAATTGAACTCAGTACCAAATACTTGGAGATTGTGACCGCCAAGGCGCGGGCGGCGGGATCATGGCGGGGCATTCAGCCCGTCGATTTGATGTGGTACGCCAAGGCAGGCAAGGAAGAGATCAAAGTGGAAGCCTACGGCTGCAAGCTGATCCTCAGTGACATTCTGGACGTTGACCCGAAAGGCGGCAGTGTCATGACCCATAAAGTCAAGTTTGTCGTCACATCACCCGACTTTGTGCGCATTAATGGCATCCCTTATCTGGAAGCGGAACTGACGCAAAGCCTGATAGGGTAAGGATGGGGTTCATGGAAGAACATGAAAAAACGTTTGTTACGCTGGTGCTATTGGGGGCACTGATTGCGTTGGGCAAAATGCTGACCGGCAACGAGCCGATCACCTTACGGCTGTTTATCGGCCGCATTATCTTGGGGTCGGCGGTGTCGGTGATGGCCGGGGCGTTGCTGATTTGGTGGCCGGGCATTAGCCCGGTAGCCGTGACAGGCATAGGCAGCGCCTTGGGGATTGCCGGATACCAGTTAATTGAAGTGTGGTTACGCAAGCGCGGCAGCGCGTTGCTGACAGGGAAGTTAAAAAAATGACGTTAAGTGAAAAACAACAGTTATTTGCGGTACTGGTTGCCCAATTGATCGAATGGGCAGACGAACGCGGCTATCGGGTAACATTGGGTGAAGCCTACCGTACCCCGGAACAGGCGGCGCTGAATGCCAAGAAAGGCACGGGCATTGCCAACAGTTTGCATACCCAGCGCTTGGCGCTTGACCTGAATCTGTTTATCCAGGGCAAGTACCAGACCCACAGTGACGCTTACCTTCCCCTGGGCGAATATTGGGAATCCCTTGGCGGCACATGGGGCGGGCGTTTCTCACGTCCCGATGGCAATCATTTCTCGCTGGCACATAACGGGGTGAAATGATGTTCAAGGCACTGCCGCTCTCTTTTTTGGTTGTGGCGCTGGCGTTCGGGGCGGGCTGGCAGGTCAATGATTATTACCGTGACAGCATCGAACTGGAAATCACACGGGCAGCGGCGGAAACGGGCGAACAAATCCGCCACGCCTTGCAAGCGGTTTCCAGTGCGTCCGCCCGCCAACTGGAAGAAAAACTAGAGGGGATCACCCATGCCGCCCCGCGAGAAATTCGTACTGAAGTGGTTAAGCCTGTTTTTACTGCTGTGTGCGTTAGCCCTGAGTTTGTCCGGCTGTACAACCAAACCGCCGACCAGATTGAGCGCACCTTATCAGGAAAACCTGCTGACACGGTGTCCGGCCAAATTACCGAAACTGGCCGGAACAACCGGAAATAATTTGGTTTATATCATCATGGAGTATTCCACCTTATATGGAACGTGTGCCGCCCGGCATAATCAATTAGTGGATGAAATTAATAAAAGAAAGGAAATTACAAAATGAAAGAAAATAAAATCATTACCTTAATTATCGGCGAAAAAGAAATAAACTTTGAACCGAATATTATTGCCTATAACAGCATGATTAATGATATGACGATGGATAATAAGATTGTTCCCATTGTCGCTTATTTACGTCGCATTGTGCAGCCTGCCTCAAAAGCGGCGCTGGATGAACTCCTGCAAATCCCCGGCGCAGCCATGCAGATTGTCGAGCGCGTGAATTCGGAATATGCGCCTAAATTGGAAATCGAAATAAAAAACTAAATGCGCGGGTCAGGGCGATTGATAATAGCTTATTCGAACAGGCATTAATATTACGCCGCCACTATTTACCGAATGAGCCGGATAATACCGAAAGTTTAGCCCGTGCTATTTGGCTGGATAACCGTTATTGGGAATATACGCGCGTGTCAACCGCCAATGGCATTGCGCTGGCATTTAAGGGTGAAGCATGAGTAACGAATTAGATTTTACCTTAAGTCTGATTGATAAAATCACCAAACCCCTTGCCAGTGTCAAAGCGTCGGTCGCGGGGTTTGCCGAGGCCTCACAGGATGCTTTCGGCAAGCTGGCCATCGGCGGGGCGGGGTTGGCCGCTTCGTTCTGGTCAATCAAGGGCTTTCTTGATCCGGCCATTGAAATGGAAGAAGCACTGCAAACCGCCTCCTTGCAGGGAATTGACAGCAATGTAATGGATAAGGTGGCGAAAGATGCCATGACCTTTAGTTCCCGCTATGGCAAATCGTCGATAGAGTTTGTGCAATCGGCGTCAGCCATCAGCAAGGCCATTGGCAGCCTGTCACAAAATGACCTGCCGCAGATGACCCATATCGTGAACACCACGGCCGCCGCCCTGAAAAGCAGTGCCGAGGATGCCAGCACGTATATGGGGCAGATGTTTGCCCAGTTCTCCAGCCATGCAAAAGACGTCGGGCACCTGCAATTTGCCGAAGAGTTGGCAGGCAAGGCGGTGTTGATGTCGAAAACCTTCGGCACTTCCATGACCGATATTGCCGATTTGATGGAGGGTGCCCGCGCAGCCGGGACAAACTTTGGTATCGGTATTGATGAACAGTTGGCGGTCTTGGGGGAATTGCAACGCTCGCTGGGTTCAGAATCCAGCGGGGCGTATGAGTCCTTTATCACCACGGCGGAAGCTGGCGGGAAGAAACTGGGGTTAAGTTTCGTTAATGCGTCGGGCAAATTGCTGTCCATGCCGGAAATGCTGGAGAAGCTACAGGCCAAATACGGCAAGAGCATTGAAGGGAACCTGAAAGCACAGGCAGAGATTGATGAAGCCTTTGGGGATTCCGCCGTGGTCATTAAACAGCTTTACGGCAATGTTGATGTGCTGCGCAAAAACATGACGGCACTCGGTGCCAATGACGGCATGAAGCGCACCCGCGAGATGGCCGAACGGATGGCGAACCCGTGGGAACGGCTGGAAGCGATTTGGCAGAATATCCGCATTGCCATTGGTTCAACCCTGCTGCCGGTGATTAAGCCGTTGGTCAATCAGATGGCGGATGCCAGTCAGACACTGGTGCGCTGGCTAAAACTGTTTCCTAATATCGCGCGTTGGGTCGGTTATATCTCGCTCGGTATCCTGAGCTTTGCCGCCGCAGGGGCGCTAGCCAATATCGTCATGGGGGTGTCCCGCTTTATCTGGCTGGGTTTAATTCCCTTGTGGAACACGGGGGCGTTTATGTTTTCCCTGTTGACGGGAAAAATGAACGTCATGTCAACAACCAGTACAAAATTAGCCAGCCTGTTAACGCGCCTGCGCGCCAGTCTGGTTATGACCCAGATAGCCTCTTGGGCAACGGCGGCCGGGTTTACGGCCATGGCATGGCCTGTGTTGGCGATCATTGCGGTGATTGCGGCGTTGGTGATTGCGGTCATTAAATTCTGGCAACCGATTAAGGCCTTTATTAAAGGGTTTATGCAGGGGTTCAGCGAGGCGGGCAGTTCGCTTGCCCCGTTGTCACCGGCTTTTGATGCCATAGGCGCGGCCATGGGGTTTGTCTGGGAGGGGGTTAAAAGCCTGTTCGGCTGGTTCGCCAAGTTACTGTCGCCGATCCAATACACTGATGAAGAGTTACAGGGAGTGACTGAGGCGGGCAGTTCGTTTGGCCGCATTGTGGCGGGTGCCATTGGCCTGATGATGATGCCGTTTAATCTGGTGATTCAGGTGATTGGCACGCTGATACAGGCGTTTCAACGTGCCGGGCAGTTGATTAGGCAGGGCTGGGATGCGCTGTGGAACTGGGTTGGCAGCTTTTCACTGGTGGATACTTTGTCCGGCATGGCGGACAGTGTCGGTGATCTGTTCAGTGGCTTATGGGACAGCATTAAAGCCTCATTCGGGGAAGCCTATAACTGGATTATCGAGAAGTTAAATTATATTCCGGGCATCAACATTGAAACCAAGGCCATTGAGGGCGCAGTTTCAACCCCTAAATCGGTTGTCCAGCCCTCCGTGGATAATCAGCAGGTGGCGGCGTCCATCATTACAGGCGGGCAACTGAAAGGCATCAACAAGGGCGGGCTGAGTCAGAACCTGAACAGTCATAAACAGACGTCAATTGATAACAGCCGCCGGATTGAAAACGTGACCGTCAAGGTCAACGGCAGCATCACACCGGAACAATTAACGGAATGGGAGCAGGTGGCTTATGGATGAGCCGAAATACATTGATTTATTGATAACCAAGGGCAACTTTACCCTGAACTCCGGGAATGAGCCGCGTTTTTGCCACAATCGCTTTTCTGTCGGTCAGGATTGTGTGCACGCCATTATGGAAAGTGGCCTTGCAACCGAACTGGTCGCAGAGCGCAGCCCGACCCTGCGCGCGGATATTCGCACCCAGATAGAAATTTTGGTTGAAGATGACGAAAGGATTATTCCGGGCACGGTCATCATTAACGAAGAGACGCCAACCCAGTTATGGATCACGGCGGAAACTTATGATTTTGGCCGCCTGAATGTGAGTGTGGGGCATGGAAACTAAACCGTCGATTGATTACGAAAAGGTACTGCGTGACAGCGGGATGCCGACCACGGAAGCCGATATCAGCGCCGCCTTTACCAAGGTTGTGGATGACGCCGGGTTAGTCACCAATACCTCGCGCATGTCCCCGTTCTGGCGGCTGGTCAACACCCTCGTGACGCGCCCGGTGTTGTGGCTGAAAGAGGCGTTAATCAACGTCACCCTGAAAAATATGTATCTGGCGACGGCATCGGGATCATGGCTGGATATGTTTGCATGGGGCGTCAACCTGAAACGCAAGCAGGCAACCGCCGCGCAGGGGGTGATCCGTTTCTACAAGGCGGCGGGAGCCTCGGCGGTGATGGTGCCTGCCGGAACGGTTGTCCAGACTGAGCGCATTAATGGCGAAATCTACCGGGTCAGCACCACGGAAAGCGTGGTGATAGCCGAAGGTGTCACCAGTGCCTTGCTGCCTGTGGCCGCAGAATTGGCAGGCGGTGCCTTTAACTTGGCATCCGGCTATTTCCGGCTCCTGCCTGTGGCAGTGTCCGGCATTGAGCGGGTACAAAATGAAGAAGGCTGGCTGTTAACGCCCGGCGCGGATGCCGAGTCCGATGATGATTTGCGTGACCGTTGCCGCAACCAATATAACCTGGTGGGAAACTACCACACCGATGCCGTTTATCGAGGCATGATAGCCAGCCGCGTGGGCTTGAGTATTGACCGCATCTTCTTTTTGCATGATGCGCCCCGTGGGGCAGGCACGGCCAATGCTTACCTGTTGCTGGATTCGGGCGTCATTAGCCAGCCGTTTATCAATGCGGTGAATGATTACATCAGCAATCAGGGGCATCACGGGCACGGGGATGATATGCAGTGCCTGCCGATGCCGGAAACCCATCATGTACTGACAGTAACGCTGTTTGTAGTGAATCTGGCGAACTACAGTCAGGAACAGATAGACACATTAAAAACCGATGCCGGCAACCTGATCCGCTGCGCCTTTCGGGAAAATACCGACTATCCGGTGAAGAAAACGTGGCCGTACTCGCGTTTTTCCTTTTCCAACTTGGGACGGGAGATCCATCGCGAGTTCAGCGAGGTGGAATCACTGACCTTTTCATTGGGTGACATTCTCAGTGAACTGAGTGTGCCGCGCCTGCAATCGCTCACGGTGGAGGTGAAAAATGGCTGAGTTCCGGGAACGTCTCGCCCGGCTGGCGTTGCCCTCATGGATGAACAAGGGCGAACCCGCCAAGTTATTGCAGGCGGCGCGGGTATTCTGGTTGGGCGTGTATGACTGGTTAAAGTGGCCGTTAGCCCAACTGGACGCCGAAACCTGTTCAGAGGCGCTGTTGTCGGTGCTGGCGTACCAGCGGGATATCCAGCGCTTTAACGGTGAACCGCTGCCGTTGTTTCGCAAGCGGGTGAAATACGCCTTTATCAATGCCAAAGACGCGGGCAGCGTGGCAGGTTTCATTGCCATCTTTGATCGGCTGGGCGTGGGCTATGTCGAATTGCTGGAGCGCCAGCCGGGCATTGACTGGGATGTGATTATCCTGCGCCTCAGCGACGGCCAGATAGCCGCCAATCCCGATTTGCTGATGAATATCATCCGCCAGTATGGCCGCACCTGCCGCCGCTACCGTTTTGAGGTGATCGCCAAAAATCAATTGCTGATGCGGGCAGGCAGCGTGGGGGCAGACTATTGCTGTTATGCCGCTGCCATGCCGACCCAGCCGTTATTGTTAAGAGTCGGCCATATCGCGGGCGTTGCCGTCTGTGACCATGCCAGCCTCAAGGAAAATACCGCACCGAATGTCACTTACGGTGCTTCATTATAAGGAAATAGAACATGTCCTCAGTGATTACCTTGGACTTTGAAAAATGGAAAGCGCAACAAGTCGCTGCCGGAAACGCAGTAATACTGGACGAGTTTATTTTTGCTAATGTGCCGGGTTTAGATCCGTCTCAGGATATTAGCCGCAGTGAGCAACTGCCTGCCGCGCAATATATCGTACACCGTCAGGCGGTGAATAAAACCGGGCTTGCCAGTGAGAACGCCGTGGCTTACAGCGTCACATTGGGCACCGAAGTGGGTAACTTTGATTTTAACTGGATTGGCTTGCTGAATAAGGCGTCGGGCGTGATTGGCATGATCACCCATGCGCCAGCCCAGAAGAAAATCAAGACCGCCAACGGCTTGCAGGGCAACGTCTTAACCCGTTCTTTCTTGCTGGAGTTTGACGGCGCGGCCAAAGAGACGGCCATCACCACGACAGCCGAAACATGGCAGATTGATTTTACCGCGCGTTTGTCCGGTATGGATGAAATGCAGCGCCTGATCAATACCGACAGCTACGGCGAGGCGGCTTTTTTCGGCGATGGCTTTGCGGTGATCCGCAACGGTGATCAGTACACGGTGAAAAAAGGGTTGGCCTATGTCGGCGGGCTGCGCGGGGTATTGGAACATGACCAAACGTTAAACACGATGCGCAATACCCGTGTGTATGCCGATTTTAGCTATCAGGGCAATCTGGTGAGCCAGTGGAAGACGGTTGTTAAAATTACCGTTGCGAATGACCTGAAAAATTATGTGGATGCGGCGGGGTATCCGCATTATGTGTTTGCGATTGCGAGTATTGATGGTAACGGGAATGTGATTGATTTGCGTCCTAAAGGCGCATTGAGTGATCGTGCTATTGCAGACCTCAATACCCGAAAAATTAACGGAAAATCGCTATCATCTGACGTCAATTTGAATGCGAATGATATAAATGCTGTTTCTGTGTTCGGAGGGGTGATCATTTCAGATAACAAAATAATCGAATTGAGAAACGCGACGCCGAACGCTGCAAACTATATTTATGGAACTGACGCCCGCGGAAATGCACGCTATCTGCTAGGTTGTGGTTCAGGAAAAAACACTGTGTCGTTAACTAATAACCAGACGCAAACTGATCTGGAGATCGGTGATAAACGCGCGTTTATCGACGGCGAGGAAATTGCAACGGTAAAAATAGTTAACGACAACGCTAACGGGCGAGTGCCAGTTACTCGGAAAATAAACGGAAAATCAATGCGATATGATGTTTTTTTGAATGCTGGCGATGTGAATGCGGTATCTGCATTTGGGGGTACAATTATTTCAGACAATAAAGTTATTGAATTGAGAAATGCGACGCCCGGTGCTGCAAACTACATTTATGGAACTGATGCCAGCGGAGACGCTCGTTATCTGTTGGGCTGCGGTGCCGAATCCAATCATGTGTCATTAACTAATGTGAAAACGAGTACACATTTAGAAGTGGGAAACGGGTCAGTATCGTTAAATGGGAAATTATTGGCTACCGTTGAAACCATCCCAACAGATATATTGGTTAAATCAACTACTGGACACTGGAAAAACGTTGACACAGGTATGATCTTACAGTGGGGGACAATCAATATGACGTATCCGGGGACGTATCCGATACAGTTCCCCGCAATGTTTCCAACGGAATGTGTCAATGTGCAGATGACAATATCAGATTCTGCCAATAATCCCAGTATAAACAATGTGCAGGCACGCGACCGCACCACAACGGGGTTTACTGCCATTACGGCGGAAAATGGTATCCAATGCAACTGGTTCGCAGTGGGGTATTAACATGAATTATATCTATAGTGCAAAAACTAACGCATTCTACCCGGTTGATTGGAAATCAGATTACATTAACGCAGGGTCATGGCCGGATGATGGGATAGTGGTTAATCAGGCTGTTTTCAACGAATTTGCAGGCAATGAGCCACCCATAGGGAAACTGCGCATTGCTGGTTATGGCGGATTACCTGCATGGGGAGATATTCCACCGCCGACACCGGAGGAATTGCAGAGCCAGGCAGAACAGGAAAAAAGGCAATTGTTGCGCGTTGCTAATGAAAAAATTGGTATTTGTCAGGATGCAGTTGACTTGAATATCGCTACAGTTTCGGAAAAAGTTGTTTTAAACGAATGGCGACGCTATAGGGTATTACTCAACCGAGTGGATTGCTCGACCGCCCCTGATATCGATTGGCCGGAGCAACCCGAATAATGCACTGGCAACGTAAAACCCTGCAATTGTCCCCGGCGCTGTCGGGGCTGTCTGCCAGCATCGTGCCCGTACACCCGTTTATTTACGGTGTCGGGCAGCAGGCCGACAGTGGCAGCTACTTAAGCCCGGCCAACGCCATTCATTACCTGTCAAATAAGCTGACAGGCGCAGGTCACCTGAATGCCCTTGTGTTAATGGTCTGTGCCAAGACCCACGCTGAATTTATGCAGCACTTAACGCAATTTTCATCCGTGTTGCCGTTGCCGGTCTTTTCCCAAGTCACGCGCATGGCAAAAACCGCCGAACGCCTGAGCATCAGCAAAATGCAATTGCCGGGCAAACAGGGCGGCGGGTTGCCACTGCCACAACCATTGTCAACCGCAAGTAGCCGCTTGGCCGCCAATGCCCAACTGATTGAACAGGCCAAAGCACAGGCCAGCGCGGGCAGCAGCCTTGCCGGATTAAAAGCACAGTTAAGCGGATTTACCACGGCCAGACAAAACGCCTTGCAGCAAGTCAGTGATGCCCTGAGTGGCGCAATGGGCAACACCGCCCCCGTTTGGGCATTTAGCGGAACAGGCCACGGTGCGCTGTTGGCCGAGAAGCTGCGCAAGGAAATACCGGAACCGGACGCCGTGTATACACTGGCAACCCTGTTTGCCGGAGACAACATCAGCGCATTAGAAAGGATGCTATCGCATGAGCCAAATTATCACCCTCGCCCTTGACGGCGAGGCCATCCCCTTAAAAAGCCTGACCGTCACCCCTTCGGTGATGTTTCAGGATCAAGACCAAAGCGGGCAGTCATCCAGCACCGCTGTAGCGGAACAGGGCATTAAGCCGAAAGAACTGCGCATCACGGG